TGCCGTTCAAAAATGACATCATCCGAAAATGGTTTTTTGTGTAGTCGTAAAACTGCGTTGTCTTGAACGCTTGGATCACACCGTGCCGCTCCCATCCGACGTCAGACGTTCCATCCAACCGGATCGCAGGTGTCATTTTCTTTGCCTTAGCTTTCCGGATCACCGCTGAGACGTTTGCCGTAAGCGTTGAAAGGAATGCCGCCTTGTCTTTTACGTAGAAGACCGTCTTGGCGATGCGCGCTTTTTGGACGCTTGTGAACATTCCGCGACCCGCCGTATTTAGACAGGTTAGCTTGCATCCGGCCGTTGCAAACGGGCAGACGTTGATCACACCGCTCACGGTTGCAGGGGCTAGGTACAGGATACCGGTTAAAAAGCCTTTTTTCTGGCCTTTTACGGTCTTGGCGTTGGTGTCTACTGACAGGAGGTTTTTCATGCCAGGGAGAGAGTGGCAGGGCCGTTGGCGGGTTGGAGGAAAAAACTGCAAAATTCTTTTGAGGGGGGGGAATCGATGACCAGGGCGATGGAACGGAGCGGAGGTTCAGGTGGCTACACGATGCCGAGATTCGACGGCCATCCGATATGGTCCGGGGCGTCCGGCGCAGCACCCCATCCGTCGTCGTCAAGCTCGTGACGGTGGTCCGCCAAGACTTCTGGGTCGACCACCTTGTCAAGGCCAAGACGAAGCGCCGGCGCTTCGACACGGAGGGCCTCGGCAATCCATGTCCGCCCTTGGCTGTTGGCATACTGGATGCGGTATGCCGTGCATCCGTTGGCCCGCCAGACGTACCCGGAAGGCGCATCGAGGTTCATTGAGTCGTCCGCTGAGTCGTCCAGCGTGGCACCGATGCGGTCGAGGTCGGCGCGGAGATTGTCGAGGCACTTCATGGGCAAAGTGAATCACGGGCGGGAACGGGTTGGAAGAAAATTCTGCAAAAATCTTTGGAGCGGAGCGGAGCGTGTACCAGGGCGAGCGGATTCTGGCATTGCGGAGCCGCAGATGGAGGTTCATGCTGCGAAGCATGCGAATCACGCCAGCGAAATGGGAGCGGGCAAAAGCGTTGTACCTCGGGGGGGAGACGTGGGAAGCAATCTCGGACGACGTAGGAGTAAATAAGAAGACGCTAGCACAACGCGCTTCAATCGAGGGGTTGACGAAAGTTAAGAGGGAAATGCAAACCGTTTGCAAAGAGAACAAGATTCAATCCCTAGAAAGCCTATCCGCTCTGGTACGTTCTAAACTCGCCGCGGACGCAATATCAACAATAGAAAGAGTTGATAATTACGAATTAGAAGGTATCAAAGATGAGTCAACTCGAGAACAGATACTTGGTTCTGTAGCTAAGCGATCTGCGCTAGTGTTTGGATGGTCGGATCAAAGCGAGGTTGCAAGCGTATCAATCAATTTATTGGGCTCTATGCCTGACCGATTAGATAGTATCACGCTATCGAGTAAAACAATTGAAGCGGAACAATAAAATAAAGCATTCTTTTTCTAGGGGATAGAATGAACGGAGCTCGACCGCCGGCGCCCCCCTTTGGGGGTGGGTGTCGTTTACTATACCCCCCTCAAAAATTTTCCATCATTTTGAACGCATTAAATAAAGTAAAGATTGGTCAAACTGTATCTTTAAATCTTGCAGAGCGTAAACTTGCTAATTTCTTGGCAGAGCACAGGGGCAAAAATAATCGTAATTTCAATGTTCCGAGAATGAAATTTGGAGTTGTTGACGACGCGATAATTGATTTGGAGGGGATGGCTGGAGAGATTGCGTTTTGTAAATTGTTCAATGTGTATCCGGACATGGATATTGATTGTGCGCCTCCGCATCCGTCGCATGACTGTGTTCTGTCTGATGGTATGCGTGTCGATGTGAAGACGACAAAGCATCGGGCTGGAAAGCTGCTGGTGGATGCGCGGAGGTGCGGTAGAAAGGCTGATGGAGTGGATTTGTATGCGTTGATGGTCGGCACGTTCCCTGGCCCTTACGATTTTCGTGGGTTCATTGAAAAGCGCGATATCGTTCGTCCGGACAGGATTGGTTTATTTTACGGCAACAGCAACTATATCGCAGAGCAGAGCGAGCTACGCGATAGCTACGCGATAGCTACGATACATTCTCATTGACAAAGTAATAGGTTCCAATGATTCATCCATCCATCGACCTTAATGATTGCATACGATTGGTCATCGGATGCGAATGTCTAAGCGGAAATGACAGCCCGCGTTTGGTGGTGGTGGGGAATATCGGTCCATTGGATGATGGATGGATGGCCCACTAAAATCGGTAAACGCAGGAAACAGTTTTCATTATGGCTTGTCCAAATGTGTTCAATGCCTTTGCGGTGGCTACGGAGTCGCTTGCACAGGATGTCTATAAGCGCGCGTCGTATCGTTCGATGTGGCTCAACCTCATCGAGCGCGGCGAGTATCCGCAGGGCACTGGTTTGACCCAGACCTCGTTCACCACGACCAGCATCGAGCCGACTGCGGCTGAGACTTGGTCGGCCATCACGTTGGCTGATGGAAGCAATGCTGGCGCGTGTGATGTCACGTACAACGATGTCCCGGTCGGTTACAACGCGGTCACCTGGAGTCCTGAGCGTTTCGCGCTCAAGGGTCCGTTGCTGTGTAAGGACGACCTGACGTTCGACCATCGTGTCGAGGCGTTCTTGCGTGTGTATCTTGAGAAGTTGTCTGTGCGGGCGCAGCGTTCTTGGGAGACTCGGTATCAGAATATCTTCGCGAAGTATGCCATCAAGGCGGTCGCGGATTCGAGTTTCACGCAGGTCGAGACGATTCCGTCGGGCGTGAACGAGTTCCCTTGGATCGATGGCGTGAGCACGGGTCAGGCGTTGAACCAATCCACGTCGGAGTTGACCCAGGAGATGCTGGATGTGGCGGCGGCGACGCTCATCCGCAATGGCGCGACGAATCCTGATAGTTCCGGGTTCATCTCGTACAGCAGCGATGGTCCGGTGTTCCCGTTGTACATCGGGTTGGAGGCGTCGCAGCGTATCGCGCAGAACAATCCTGCGTTCCGTGAGGATATCCGTCAGGCTGAGATGGGTGCTGGTGCTGGTGCGGAGTTGCTGAAGCGCATCGGTGCGAACCGTGTGATCAAGAACTTCCGGCATGTGCCGAATCTGTTCCCGCCCCGGTTCAGCTATGCCGGTGGCAAGTACACGCTCGTCCAGCCGTTCACCAGCACCGCTGGTACTAAGGGTACTGTGTTCAGCGTCAATCCGAGCTGGACGACTGCTTCGTACGAGGGTGCGTTCATCGTCACTCCGTACGTGTTCAAGAGTCACATCGTTCGTCCGGTGAACCGGGTTGGTGACCTGGCCTGGATGCCGACCAACTACATGGGCGAGTGGCAGTGGGTCACCGGCGCGTACAAGCTCAGTGTTGACTGCGCGGATCCGCTCGACAAGAAGGGCCAGCATTATGCGGAGTTCGTGCATGCTCCGGAGCCGATCTTCACGAACCAGGGCATGACGATCATCTTCCGTCGTTGCACTGGTGCTCTGACCCAGATCATCTGCTCCTGATCGATAGGTTGGATTGACACAGCCCATCATCGGCCGAAAGGCTGGTGGTGGGTTTTTCGTATTGACAAGATATTGCATGAAGCAATGCTTCGTTCATGCCGAATTTTATTCTTCCGGAGGGTGTCGAGGTTCCCGAGAACTTGAAGGAAGGCGAGAAGTTTCAGACGATGGCAACCATCGTGTTGAAGAAGAACGGCAAGGCGATGTTGGTGGAGGTGGATGGCCAACCTATTGCTGGGTACGAGGGAAAGAAGGGCAAGGAGGAGGTGGTTGAGGAGGAGGTTGTGGAGGGTGCTGCTTCTGGCAGGGAAGGATTCATTGCTGAGGTGATGCAGCGTGGTCGTGGTCCGATGGCCTGATAAATCAATATGGCAAATATCACATGCGACGAGGCGGAGACGCTGATCAACGAGATGGCGGCACTTGGATGCCGTTCTCCGCGTGAGCTTGAGTTGGCCAGGCTTGCTCTTGAGAATCGCATCGCTGTTTATTTGCAGGGTGGTGGCGCGACGCGAGGAGCGTTCAGGAGCGTCACCACCACGGGCACGGTGGTCAGCGGCGATTATCTGCTCATCTGCGATGCCACTGGCGGGGCTATCACGATGACGCTTCCTTCTGCTGCGCTTGTTCCGGGTCGTATCTATGCTTTCAAGCGCATCAATGCCGGCGCAAACACGGTGACGGTCGATGGATACGGGGCAGAAACCATCGATGGAGCGGCAACTCATGTTTTGACTCCGCAATGGAACAGCCTGGTCATTATGACCAACGGTGTCGCGTGGTTCATTTTGGCTGACCATTGATATGGCTAACATTTCCTGCGCGGACGCTTTGGCGTTGATCAACGAGGCTTATGGAGCTTCGTGCAAGAGTCCGCGTGAAAGGGTTCTGTTGGAACTTGGCCTACTTTGGGAGGCATCGACTCTTGGTGGAACGGCGGACATCACTGCTGACAACACGGTTATCGATTCATCTTCGACAATGATCACTGCGGACATGACGGAATTCATCTAATTTTATGGCACAACAAACCATCAACATCGGCGCGGCTCCGAACGACGGGACGGGTACACCGTTGCGGACGTCGTTTGATTACACCAACCAGAACTTCACCGAGTTGTACACGGCTCTTGGAGGGGGTGTCGGTCTTCCCGGTTCCACGACGCAGGTCATCTTCAATGATGGCGGAACGAATCTG